TCCAAATCTCTTTCTTCATAAACAACAAGTTCTCCATTTTCACAAGCCATAATAATGACAAGTTTCTTCACTTGCTTTCCAGTTCTTTCAAAAAGAGCCATACCATAAAACATCGCCTGAACGAAATAGTTTTCAATCCACTCCCGAGGTTTTGGTTTTGCAGAAGTCTTATAGTCAATAATCGCAAGTTCTTCATCAAACTCTGCGATAGTATCGCAAGTACCAGCAACACCCAACACAGTGCTATACAGAGCAGTTTCTACTCCGTATATTTTATTCATTCTTTGAAGTGCTGGTTCAATTGTTTCAAACAATGTAGGAGCAGGTTCTGGAACTTCAGGAAGTTCTTGATTGGTAATATAATTCTCAACCAAACTATGTAAGTTTGTTCCTCTTGTAGTTGCTGCTTTTGTAATCGCATCTGCTTTTACATTACCTACTTTTCTTCTCCAATCAATAAAGATTTGACGATTGAAATGACTAGTTACAGAAGTAATAGAAACCATTTTTGTTGGTTTCTCATTTCCATTGGGAATAGAATAGTATCGTACTCCATCAATAGTTTCTCTATCCAGAGGAGACAAATTGAGTTCAACGTGCTCAAAGCGAGCAGTTGATTTCTCTACTTTTTTTTCTGGATAGAGTTCAAGATATTTTTCAATACAAGGATTAGTCATTTACATTCCCAAAGATTTTTTAGCAACTACAAATTCTTTAACCAATGATGATCTTACAATATCATCAACATCAAATTCAATTCTTTCAAATGAAGGCATAATATCAATAATTTTAATGAAATCTATGATTCCATTTCTTTCCGAAGTTTTAATCAAATCACTCTGTTCTACATCACCTGCAAACATAATTTTTGCATTCTCACCAACTCTTGAGATTACAGAAAAACATTCGTGAGCATTACAGTTTTGTGCTTCATCTACAATAATTATACAATTATCAAGTGTTATGCCACGAATGAAAGAAGTACACCAAAATGAAATAGTATTTTGTGCTTTCAGATTACCATAAAGCATTTCAAAGTCAGCATCAGATGGCATTTGGAACATATATTTTACCATATTTTTATATGGAATTTCAAATAATGATTTTTTGTCATCTTCACCACCAGGCATAAACCCAATTTCTCTTGTTTGAACTAATGAACGAACAATATAGATCTTTTCGTATGGTGAGGTTTCATCTAATACATCTTGAAGTGCTTTATACAAAAGCGAAAATGTTTTTCCTGATCCAGGAACTCCGTGTGCAAAGATATTTTTACCTTCACTATAAAAACCAAATAATTTTTTTTGATTTTCAGTAAGTGGTTCAATATCAATTAAAGAAGCCAGATTAATTGGCTTCTTTTTTTTCATTTGCCTAGAAGTCATACTGCTATCAACACCAAGATTTTGATTCTCTTGGGTACTTCTTCTTCTACGTGCCATTGTATTTTTAGTTTAAGATTTACTTATGAGGGCGAACATTGCTGCCAGGAATTTTACTGACCTTGTGCAATACTTCATTCCAACCACCATCGGTCTTCATTTGGAAATCTCCAACTTGACTGACAGTAGAAGGACATCCTTTGGACCAGTCGGTTTCCCAGTCTGGATTATTTTTTGTCCATTCATCGTGCTCACTAAATGAAGCAAAGAATGTTTGAGTCTCTTTAGTTTCTTTATGAATTTTATAATAAGTTGGCATAATTTACAATTATTTACAAAATTATTTATTCTAGTGTAATAGATGGTGCATCTTCGCATTCTATACAATCAACACACTCATCTATGTCTGGATTCTTTTTTAAGAATTCCAAGAATTCTTGTTCACTAAAAAGAATTTTAAATATTTTGCCTGTAAGATGGTCCTTGACACAATAAGTTTTCATTTTTATGGAGATAATCTAGCTTTATGAAGTCTCTTTTCTTCGTAATAACTAAAGATCTCAGGAACCCATGCTTTAATCACAGGAACCATACCTTCACAGAGTGCCTGAATTTCCACCTGTGCGTCCAATTTGGCACGAAGATCAAGAAAGTGCAAAGCAGCACGAAGTGAGAAAGTAACCACAAAGTTCTGGCGAATGTTCTGTTGAAGATAATCACGAAGATGCTCCTCTGCCATACCACGATTCTCAAATAGATCCGTATAACGCTCAGATGCCTCTACACAGAACTTAAGTTCTCGTTCATAGTCTTTCCGAGTCCATTCATACTTGTGCCCTTTACGGTCAAGATAAAGACCTTCTGGACGCACATAGAAAACTTCTTGTGGTCTCAGTTCACCTTTGGCAACCTTCAGAACACGACGACCGGTATAACGTTGAGATTGAACATCAAAGGTTACTCCAACACGATGAGTTCGTGCCTGAACAATTACATTATGAACAAATCCAACACAATCAAAAGTAATCGCAGGGTGCTCCAATGGACCCCAGTGCCCACGCTCATTTGCAAGTAGTTGCTCAATAACCCATCTACCACACTCTTTCTCATTTGGTGGAAATATTGTATGAATAGGTTCTTCAGAGTAATCATTCTTTCCTGCCTGCCAAACCAGAGTTTGTGGAAGTTGTGCCTGCCGAAGCATCACAACTTTCATATTTTGATCCAATTCTAGGAGGTCTTTTGCTCTAATAGGTTTCATTTCTTTCCAAATCCTTTTGATGTTTGTGCTTCTAGTTTTGCTAGTTCTTCTTTTAACATTCTAAGTCGGGATTTCATTTCTTTTAATTTTTCAGGAGAATATAAATGATCCTGCTTAATCAACCTACTCATCAACTTAACTAATTTCTTTGCTTTCATTAATCAAAATCTCCAAAAACTTCATCGTAATCATCTGTATCCGGAGAACATTTTTGTGGTTCTCCTTTATCTAAAATTTCATTCTTTAATGATTCAATAAGTAATTCCATATTTCTAATGATAAGTTTTACTTTTTCTTTATTCATATTTTAGAATTTAACATCTACCATTATACACAAAAAAGGAGGAACTGTCAATTCCCCCCTTTAACTTATCTTTTCTTTTTTCCTTCTGGTTTTATATACCCATAAACCTTTGGACTAACTTTACCACTTGTCCATTCAATTGAAAGTACATTTTTAGTTAAATCGTGATAATAATCAAATACTTCTACTTGAGAAGAAGCTTGAACAATATCATATGATTTAATGTCATCAAGAATATATCCTACCAAGTAAGAATTAATTGGAAGACTTTTATTGTTGGATAAAGATTTTTCACACTTTTGATGAATAATTTTCATAATATTTTTTTAGTTATAATTAGGATCTACCACCCCATTGAATATCTGGATATGCGGTAGATACGATTTCCTTCGTAATCTTATATTTTGTTTGTAGTTTTTTATCCTTACACAAGCAAAGAATTTCTGCTTCTAGTGGATGAACACCTTCAAGAAGGTTGATAAAAATAGTTTCCCTACGAATACTATTCAAACTATCATTTCCGCCCTTAATGAAATTATAAAATTTCTTATATTCTCTACGAATCGTAGAGTGCTTTTCATCAATTGTTCCAAGGGAATTGGAACTTCCGCCATTCATTGTAGAGACAGCGTTACCAATTCTTTCAGTAATTGTTGATGTCTTTAGCACATTATCACCAAAGAAGGGAACTTCACCTTCAGGTAGAAGTGAAATAATACTTTCATCAAAGTTCCAAATAAAAAGCGCCTTCAAAGATGGATCTTCATATTTTTTAAGAACTTCCACTTTTTTCTCATTTGTCCTTTGTTTAGATACAAGATTCAAAACTTCAAATACAAGTGGATTTGGAGGAAGATCCAAACTAACTTCTTTTGTTCTTGAAACTGATACTTTTTTTGCTCCAGTTGTTACAGTCATATTTGTTTAAAAAATCAGTAATAATTTATAATACTATCTATCTATTATTTTTCATCGTCATCATCGTCATCATCATCGTCATCGTCTTCATCAAAAAGACCTCTATATTCTTCTTGAAATTCTTCAAGAAATCCAGATTCCAAACGAAGAGAAACTACTTCATCAGCAATTACATTACCATCTTCATCAAAGAACTCTTGATGAAGAACACCCAGTCTAGAAGGAAGCATATTATCTAGATAAGACTTTAATCCCCAACCACCAACTACACCAACGCATAAAAATAAAAAACTAACTAAACAAAAAAGTGTGAGTTCTGGTGCGGTCATTTTATTACTCCGAGAAATTTACGTTTTTTTAATTATAGAAAGTTCAAAATTAAATCGTATTTCCCTTTTCAGAAAGGAAAAAACTCTACCAAAAGCGAACCTTCTTTCTTTAAGTTCTTCTGGAATGCGTTTTTCCCTCCGACGAAGCATTAATTCAACGCCACGATTAATGTCGTGACTTTCAAACTTATTTATAGAATCCATCAAAGCATATTCTGTTCTTGTAAAAACTTAACTGTATCAGAGCATCCACCCAAATGAGCATTTTCGTAAATGACTTGAGGAAAAGTAGATCCTTCCCCAAATTCAGCATAAAATTCTTCTCTTGTAAAATTAATCCCCAAGTCATAATAAACAACTGGAGTTCCTTTTATAGCAGAAACGTGTCTCAAAACTGTTTTAACTTTATCACAATATGGGCATCCGTGCTTGGAATAAACTGTAAAACTCATAGTAATATTAACAATAGTGGTAAAAAAAGAATTAAAAATGAAATTATAGATCCCCCTAGGACTTCTAGGGGGCTAATACTGCCAGAAATCATATGCCTCTAGTTACAATAGTCATATTTGGCTTCTTAGATTCTAGTGCATCTATCATATATTCGCAAGCCATTGCTGGTTGCGTATGATCGCCACAAGTGAAAATATCTACTGCCGCATATCCTTTATGGTGTTTTCTTTTTCCATTCAATACTTTTACTAAATGACTTACGCACAAATTATGTTCATTACAAAAATGTGATATGTTTTTAATAACATACACTTGCCCATCAGGAGACATTACAGCACTAAAATCTCTTTTTTTTATTTTAGTTTCAGGAAGTTTCCACCCTTTATGTGACTTCAATTTTCCAGAAATTACAGAAGATAAATGTCCTTGGGATAAATCATTCTCTCTACAAAATTTACTAATATTTTTGTTACTATAAATCTTTCCAGTTGGACTCATTATTGTAAATTCTTTCCAACAATTAGGATTACAATATTTTTCACCGCCCAAAGTTGAGTTGTATCCATATACAAAAGTAGAAAAGTGTTCTATCCAATATTTTTCTCTTTCATCCATTCTTTTCACATCAACTTCTTCAATTATTCCCCAAATAAAATTATTGATACCATATTTTTTTATTGCAGAATAAAACTTATTTCTTTTTTTAAATCTCACTGATGTATTTTTGTGCTTATTTTTTCTAATATTTAAAGTATTAACTGTTTGTCCAATGTATTTTTTGCCAGTAACAATACAATGAGCGCAATAAATTATCCCTTTAGACATTTTATTCATTGAGTTCGGCATTTATATTTATATTAAAAATGGAGGAGATTTATTTTTCTCCCCCAAAATGCCTTAGGTTTTGCCGAACTTTAAAGGCGTTATTATTTATCTATCAACATATTTAATATTATATGATTCTGGATTTAGTTTTTGGATAATCATATCAACGCCAATCTTTGGATTGCAATTTCCACAAGTAAAAATATCAACATAACAGTTACCTAATTCTGGATAAGTATGAATACTAATATGACTTTCTGATAATAAACAAAGTGCCGTAACTCCTTGAGGGTCAAACTTTTTATAAATTGTTTGAACTACCGTTGCACCACTCTCTACAGCCGCTCTTTCAAGTAATTCTATGAGATAATGGCAATTATCTAAAAGTATAAAAGAACAACCGTAAAGATTTAATAAGTAATGCTTGCCCAATTCCTAATACCAACAAAATACTTAATTTATTTATTCAGCAATCACATCAGGGAATTTCGTTTTTTTTTTCATACTTGTTATTTAGTAATTGATATTTCTTCTTGGTTTATAAGCAAAAACATTTTCTGGTGCATCAGGTTTCATCCATTCTTCAATCTTTTCATAGTTCTCAATGGAAAAAAAGCACTGATTATAATACCATTCCTCCCAAGGAATATGACCTTTGGATTGATTACAAGAATGGCAACAGGCAACTACATTCGTTTTAATATCTAGACCACCCTTACATTGAGGTATAACGTGATCTAATGTGATGTTTTCTTCGGATTCGCAATAAGCACATTTATTATTCCAGGCATCTTTTATATTCTGTCTCCACAATCTTTTTGCTTCACTTTTAGATGATGTATGAAGATTAAACAAATAGTCCTTAGGCGAATGTAAGGGAACCATAAGTGCTTGCGACTTATGAGTATTTAGATTCCAAATCTTCCTCTAAGAGCATTAAAGTTTTGTGAGACTTCTGTTGCGGAGAGTTCTCTGTTGTATACTTTGCATACTGCAACATTTCCATTATAATAATATCCCCTACCACTACCACCAGGATTATATCCACCATAAACACCAATAGACATTCCGTTAGAATTTGTTGATATAGTTCCACCCTGTCCATCAGAATTTACAAGAGTTCCGTTAATATACAATTTTCTACTACCGGAAGTATAAGTGCCAACGATTTGATACCAACTTGTGGTATTCATATATGTTGCTGTTGTAGTAGATAAATTAGTAACTGAACCACTAAAATTTTGTCTCCACTGAATAACAGAACCTTCCTGAAATAGTGCATATTGGGTATTTACTTGCCCCTTTTCAAACCAAAATCCATTTTGCGTTGTTGCATTTGTTTTTACCCACACTTCAACAGTTGGTGTTTGTGTGTTAAGTGCAGAATTTTCTGGTATTATTATATAATCATCCACACCATCAAAAACAATAGATCCACCATTAGAACTATTATAGGTAGGTCCATTCGTTAAAGTTCCAGTAATACTATTACCACTCATATCAGTCCAAGTGGTTCCTCTACTTTTTGTACTTGCTGCTGTTGAATAATAATCACTAACTGTACTTGACCTTTCTACTTGAGCACCCCAAATATAAAGTGATTGAGATGCTCCACTTCCACCTAATCCTTCTATTGCAAGATAACAACTTGCAGAATTAATAGTAGAAGTTAAACTTATTCTATACCATCCATTCGGATATGCTTGAATACTTGCTCCAGTACCAGATATTGTTCCCGTTGTTAAATTGACCGAAGAAGAAAAAGCACTAGCAGATAAACAATAGATAACAAAATTAAATGTATTGGCACCATTATTTTTAACAAAAACAGATGCAGTTACGGTAGTTCCACTTGCAACAGGACTTCCACTAGATGTAAAATAACGATAGACATATGGTCCAACCATTTTATCTGCAGTATTATCATTATTCGGAGAAGTTGTTTGGTCAGTTGTTACTGTTGTTACTCCATCAGTATTCCAAGTTGCCAAATTTTCACTATAAGTATATAAATTTTCATACTTATCATAACTCTTAATATTTCCAGCATCTACTGCTAATACTAGTCCTGACTCATTAATTTCTGGACCTGCAAAGACTCCCATTAGATTCCGTACCTCCCTCTGAGTGCATTAAAGTTTTGTGAGATTTCTGATGCGGAGAGTGCTCTGTTGTATATCTGAACATTCGCAACTCTTCCGGCAAAAATTCTTTCTGCTCCACCTAAACTAAAACCTTTTCCAATTGTAACATTATTCATAACACCAACAAATCCAGTAGGAGTTCCATAAGCACTTCTACTCAATCCGGTAGAACTGCCATTCAAATATGTTGTAGATGTAGATCCATCATAAGTTATACCAGCACAATACCAAGTATTTGCAGATAATCCACTGGATACAACATTATGAAAATAAAATGAAGAATTATCAGTAGTAGCATTTGAATATGCCCATGCCAAATTTCCAGAACTATCCATTTCTAATCTTGGACCAACATTTCCCGATGAATAAGCACCATAATTACAATCAATAGGATTTTGGTAATTGGCAATTGATGTTGGATAAAACCAAATAATAACTGTAAATAAAGCAAATGATCCAGATAAAGCACTGGAAGATGAATATTGAGTACTTCCATTAAAAACAAAAGACCCACCATTTGAACTATTATAAGTCGGTGAGTTTACAAGAGTTTCATTATTACCTCTACCACTCAAATCAGTCCAAGTAGATCCACTTCCAGGATAACTCTTGGTATTTCCAGCATCTAGTGCTAAGACTAGACCATTAAGTGAAATTTGTGGTGAGTGAGAAAGTGCCAACTTTTAATTTCCCCTTTTCTTTATGTATTCTTGAAGTTTCTTTTGTTTCTGCTCTTCACTTGATTCATAACCCATTCTACTTATATAAAACTTAATATAAGTTTCTAACATTTGTTCTGGTGTTTTATTTATATTCCGAACCGACCACGAAGGGCATTAAAGTTTTGTGAGATTTCTGATGCACTTAAAACACGATTATATGCAAATAAGAAACTAATTCTGGCATTAGAATATTCACTATTTCCTGGGGCATATCTACCTATTCCAAATCCATTTGGTCCTTGAGATCCACCAGTATTTGGTCCAGCAGTTAAAGTACCATTTACAAATAATTGATAACTGTCCAAAGATATATCCCCAGTTACAGAATGTATCCTATAATTAGTATCACCTGCTCCAGCACCCACCGAAGAAACCCATCCTTCTGCGTAATAATTTTCAGTAGTTGCATTCCAATGACCCATTAACCAGTTATTGGAATATCCATTGACAATTCTACCAGTAGCAGAGGTATTATATCGTGAAGCACTGAATACTGTATAATTTGTTGCTGATAAATTTGGAGCAGGAACATTAATGTACTGAGTGGTTCCATTTAATATAATTTCCCCACCATTAGAACTACTATATGTCGGACTTCCAACTAATGTCCCATTATTACCTCCACCACTCAAATCAGTCCAAGTAGTTCCACTTCCAGGATAACTCTTGGTATTTCCAGCATCTAGTGCCAATACAAGTCCATCTGTAACTATTCGTGGATTATAAGAAATGCCCATATTTTTGTGTTACTATTTTAACTGTTTCTTTTAATGTTATGTATATGTAGTGAAACTCATCCTTATAAGTGATGTCAGAATCTCGTTTCATAAAGTGTGTAATGTTTTGTATGATGTTTCTTTTTACAGGCATCTCTTCCCCAAGATCTATTGAGACTATCTATATAAGAACAAATTTTTTGAGATTCCCCACAGTATGGACATCTTGCATCTGGGGGATCTGATAAGTAACCCTCAGGTGTATACATTT